GGCTTGACTCCCGACGAAGTGAAGGCGTTCAACGCCGCCGTCATCGGGACTCCTGCCGCGCAGTCCCTTGCAATCTCAGGCTTGAAGGCTCGGTTCGAAGCTGCAGTGGGTTCCGACCCCTCGCTTGTCCGTGGCAGTGCCGCAGCTGGCGGCGCTGGCGCCGGATACCAGAGCCGCGCCGAAGTAACGGCTGACATGAAAGATCCACGCTACAAGAAAGACCCCGCCTACCGGGCGGCTGTCCAGGCGAAGCTGTCTCGGTCAGGACAACTCAAGTAAAGGAAAACTATCACCATGGCTGACACTGTCACCCCAAACGCTCTGGGGACCGCCAACGCTGCCCGTCAGGTCTCCGGTGCGGACCTCGCGCTGTTCCAGACGGTTTACCAGAGCGAAGTGCTCGCGTCCTTCGAGCAGAGCACGATCATGCTCGACAAGCACTTCATTCGCACGATCCAGAGCGGCAAGTCCGCGACCTTCCCGGTCATGGGCCGCACGACTGCTCACAAGCACACCATCGGCGCCCGCCTTGTCGGCGACTCTTCGGTCAAGGCGAACGAGAAGGTCATCGCTATCGACGGCCTGATCCTGTCCGACATCTACATCTCGAACATCGAAGAGGCGATGGCCTATTATGATGTTCGTGGTCCGTATTCGACCGAGCAGGGCCGTGCCCTTGCGACGCTGTTCGACAAGAGCGTGGCGCAGTGCGGCGTCCTCGGCTCGGCTGCAACCTCCCTGCTCACCCCGCAGAATCCCGCGGGCGGCGCCATCACGGACGCGAACCTCGCGAGCGGCACCCTGGCGACTCGTGTTGGGGCAGTGGTCGCGGCGTGCTTCACGGCCGCTGTCAAGTTCGAAAACGCCAACATCCCCGAGGGCGAGCGGTTCCTGCTTCTCGCTCCTGGGACGTACATGGACATCGTGCAGAACACGACCGCCATCAACAAGGATTGGGGCGGCGCTGGTGCGTTCTCGTCCGGCACAGTTACCGAGGTTGCCGGTATCAAGATCCTCAAGAGCCCGAACATGGGCTTCGCGCAGTACGCGGGCGGCGTCGTGAACGGCGACAACGTCTCCGGTGGGGACCATGACGTCGATCTGACCTACGTGTACGGGCTGTTCTTCACCCCGACCGCGATTGGTACGGTCAAGCTCATGGATCTCGCGTTCGAGTCCGCGTGGATGATCGACTATCAGGCGACCCTCATGGTTGCAAAATATGCCATGGGACATTCTTGGTTGAGGCCGGAGTGCCTGATCCGGCTGATCAAGCAGGCGTAAACTTGCTGCTCTAAAAAAGGCTGGGCGCAGCGCCAGCGATTCATCGGGGAGGTTGGGCTTCAAAAGCCTGACCTCCCCTTTTTTTCCATTCGAGGGGAAGGGCTGAGACCCGTCTACTCAAAAATTAGAACCCCTTGAAGGAGGGAACGATATGGCTATGACTTTGAACCAAGAAGACCTCAACGCTATTCTCGCTACCATCGAGGGCTCCACCGTGCTCGCCAAGGCCGCGCAGATCGTTGCGATCTCCGGCCCGTTCTCCATCCAATCTTTCATTACTTCGTCCACCGTGATCCACGGGACGGAGACGCTCACGGTTGCCGCGCTCACGGCAGACGACGACTCTCACTACGTTGTTACTGACGCCGGAGCCGGGATTGATTTCATTCTGTTGGCGTCCCCCTTCGACGATCATGCTGTTCCCACCACGCTCCACATTCACGGGTACTACGACGAGAATGCCGGAGCGACGAACGGCTGCTCGGTCAAGGCGTACAACTTTGACACCGAGGTTTGGGATGTCCTTATCGTCCTGACCAACGCAGCATCGGACCAGGCGCACGATCTTCCGCTTGTCGGATCGAACCGCGCCCCCGACGTCGTCACCGTCGCCGGAGTGGAGTGCGCCAAGGGCGACGTGTTGATCCGGTTCGTGCAAACCAATACCGAATCTGGTTCTGACGTGTTCCTCGACCACATGCTCGTAGGCTTCGCTGGGGTTGACCGGATTACTACCGACGTCCTGGCTGCGGCGCTCGCTCCACTGGCGCTTGAGGCGTCCCTGGCCGCGCTGGCTCAGGACGCCACCGTAGCCAAGGCCGCAGACATAGCTGGCTCCGTATGGGATGCCCTGGCCGCAGACCATATCGTCCCCGACTCCCTCGGCCTCGCTGCAACGATGGTCCCCCCCTCTCCCTCGGAGATCGCAGATCAGGTGTGGGACGAAGACCTCGCGCTGCACAATACTGCCGGCTCTGCTGGGGCTCAGATCCAACTTGTGGCAGCTACCCCCTCCACCCCGGAAGAGGTTGCTGCTGCGGTCCTCGCGGCCATCGTCACAGGCGCCGTCACGGTCGAAGATGTTCTCGCGCTCCTGTACGGAGCCCAGGCTTCGGGCGGGGCGGGAGGTGGGGCCATCTCGTTCACGGTCACGATCAACGTGGACGGCCAGCCCGCGGACGGTGTGGAAGTGTGGATCTCAACTGACCCCGAAGGAACCAATGTCATCGCCGGAACGCTCGTCACCGATGCGTTCGGCGTTGCGATCTTCATGCTCGATGCCGGGACGTACCAGCTTTGGAAGCAGAAGGCCGGCGTGAACTTTGAAAATCCAGAAGAAATCGTTGTGTCCTAAAGGAGGACGCTGTGGCAGATAATTACACTAGCACTTCCGGCACCGTCATCACCCCCCCGAGTGGAGACGATGTCCTCACCGAGCTCGGCGCGATCAATACCATGTTGAGCGTCATCGGGGAAACCGAAGTTACCTCCATCGACCTGACCCTCCCCGATGTCGCGATGGCGAAAGCGATCCTCGACTCCGCGAACCGCGACGTGCAAACCGTGGGGCTCAACAGCAACTCCGACAGGGGCATCAAGCTCGCTCCGTCCACAGGGGAGTTCTTCGTCCCCACGTCTCCGTACCCCGTGCTCCGAATAGACGCATCGAATAAGTGGACGAACGTAGTCAGGCGCGGAGCGAAGCTGTACGACAAGGATAACAACACGTTCACCTTCACTCTCACCGAGCTCCGGGTTGACATCGTGTGGTTCCTCCCGTTCGGGGATCTCCCGGTAGCGACGCGGGTATACATCACCATGAAAGCGGCAAAGTGTTTCCAGGCAAGAGTCCTTGGCTCAGAGATCCTGGGGCCGTATACGAAGGATGACGAGTTCGTGGCGTGGAGTTTGTTTCATAGCGAAGAGCTGAACACCGGCAACTATACCATGCTCAACTCTCCGGGCCTCTGCAACTTGCGAAGGAGATAATCATGCCTCTCGTAAACCGAACCATATCTAATTTGTTCGGGGGCGTGTCTCAGCAGCCGGCTGGGCTTCGCCTCGACAACCAGTGTGAAGAAATGATCAACGCCTACCCATCCATTACGGATGGGCTCGTGAAGCGGCCTCCTTCCGAGTTTATCTCGGGCTTGAGCAATTCCATCTCTGATCTAGAGAACAGCATGTTCCACACCATCAACAGGGACGGGGCCGAGAAGTACATCGTTGTCTTTACCGGAGACGCCTCCGTCCCCATCAAAATCTTCGACCTTTCAGGGAATCCGAAAACGGTAGCCTATGGAACCCTCGACGAAGATTTGGCCTTCGTGGAGGACAACGCCAAAAAAGCATACGTTGCCGGAGGGGCTCCAGGCCAGGACATCGCCGCAGTAACGGTTGCAGACTACACCGTTGTGGTGAACCGGGCCAAGACTGTCTCCATGCAGACTCCCGATGTCTCGTTTTCTCTTCCCGTGGCTCTCGTCACCATACCTCACGGGATTTCTGATCAGACCTACAAGGTGATTATCAACGGGATCGAATCGGCCTCGTACACGGCGGGAAACTCTTCCGCACCGGCCACCTGGAAAACAACCGCAATCGCTGAGGCGCTGTATGTTGATCTCAACGCATCTCTTGATGATGATTGGGACGTCAGCTTGAGCGGGAGCACCATCTTCATCGTGAACACCGCCGGAGACGATTTCACTTTCAAGGTGGAAGACTCCTGGGGCGATCAGGCGATGGTCGGGATCAAAGAGAGCGTCCAGAGATTCGAAGACCTCCCAGCGATTCTTCCAGGAAGCATAAGCCATGACTATGATGTTGTGACAGTCGGAGGAACAGGAAGCCATCACAACGGATACTTCTATATTTTCGTAGAAGGCGTTATGAAGGCTGCGGTTCATTCGAATGACGATCCCTTGGAGCTCACCACGCTTTATCTCTACAATCAGCTGTTGGTCAACCTTTGCTCTGATCCGGTTTTCCGGGTGTCCCGAGACGTGAACAAGATCACCATTTGGAGAACAGACAACGTCCACGCCACAGTGACTATCTCGGCCACTGGAGGAGCGCCAGACGGATCTCCGTTTCTCACTATGATCTCGCATACCTCGGTTGACCTTAGCGGAACCGTCTTCGCTGTAAAGCCTGATCCAACCACACAGAACGGGACCTACTACGTCCGGTGGAACTCCAGCCCAAGCGGCGGAAAGACTACTTCTGGAAATTGGGAAGAGTGTCCGAAGAGGGGCATCGCCACAAAGTTCAATCCGGCCACAATGCCTCACCGGCTGGTTCGGATTCCGAACGGAACTTTCGTGTTCGCTTCTATCTCCTGGGAGGACAGGGAGGTAGGAGATGAGCTGTCCGCTCCCGATCCTACTTACATGGGGAGCCAGATCAACGACGTGTTCTTCTTCAAGAGCCGTCTCGGGTTTCTGTCGAAAGGCAGTTCCATCCTGAGCAAGGCGGGAGAGTTCTTTGACTTCTTCCCGACCACCGCGACAGATGTTCTTGATGATGACCCGATAGACGCCGAGTGCTCCTCCAAGCAGGTTGCGGTCCTCCGGTATGGGATTCCGTTCCAGTCGCAGCTTGTCCTCTTCTCCGACCAGCAACAGTTCTCTCTCGGTTCCGGGGCGCAGCTGTTCACCCCGAAGTCGGCCGCTGCGGACCTTGCTACTTCCGTGGCAGTGGACCGGTGTGAGCCAGTGTCCATAGGCTCAAACATCTACTTTGCTTCTCCTTCCGGGAACTACACTTCTATCCGGGAGATGTTCGTTGCTGCTGACACGCTCATCACTGATTCCGCGGACGTAACCGCCCACTGCCCCTCCTATATACCGGCTCACATAAAGAAGCTGTCGGCGTGCGAGGGGAAGGACACCGTGTTTGTGCTCTCGTCTGACGAGCCTAACGCACTCTATGTCTACAAATTCTACTGGAACGGAGACCAGAAGGCTCAGTCTGCGTGGAGCAAGTGGACGTTCGGTTCCGAGATTATGTACATGGACGTGATCGACAATTACCTCTACCTGCTGTTCATGGCGAAACCTCCTCCGCCATCTTCCCCGTACATCAGCGACACTATCGGCGCGGACAACGGGGACTACTTCTACTTAACCGACTCCAACTTTGCATTCTTGACGGAGTTTCCAGAACTTGTTCCGGGGGACCGAATCTCCGTGTCCGGGTTCGACAACGCCGACTTTAATGTGGAGTACACCGTAGCTTATGTCTCAGCAGGGATATTGGAATGCATACCTGTCGTGTCGTGGGTCGAGTTTGAGGATGATGAAGCAGCCGGGAACATGATCGCCATAACCCGCGTCATCCTCGAGTCCTACACCAGTGACACGATAGGGATGGCTACCGGCGGGTTTATCCTCCAGGACTTTTCCTCACAATTTCTTGCGGAGTTTCCCGACCTTGCTCCTGGGGACATGATTTCCGTGTCTGGATTCGATAACCCGGACTACAACATGGTCTTCGAGGTTGAGTCCGTAGACTCCAACACCATTACCTGCGTGAACCCTTTCTCCGAGTACAAGGGGGGAGAGTTCTCAGGCATACCCATTACCATCACCGCCGAGGCGTCGGCCTTCTCTGGCTCCATGACTCTCGAGAGGATAAACCTCGAGACCAAAGAAGCGACCAAGAGCCTGCAATACCGAGTGCTTCTCGACCGGCAGAAGGTTCTGGTGGGGTCATTCGACACGGACCACACCAACTTTACCTCCCCCTATCCGGTAATATCTACGGACAGGGCATTCAACAAGACCACGAAGGAGTGCGTTG